ATACGGGAGTGTAAATATGGGAGGTTTAACCGGTGTGTTAGCTGTGTCGTTAGCAGGCGGTAACGTAAGATTGACAGTTAGCCCTTCTAGTAGTAATGCAACTGTGTGGACTACACAGTTTAATACAATTTAAGAGAGCCAGATAAAAGTTTATGGCATTAAAAAAGTTTAATTCGATAGCAGGGTATTCAGTAGGACTAGAACCCACAATTGAAGTTGTTGACAGCAATGGTAATATAATAGCCAATACCCTAGAAGTTACAAACTTTGCAAACTTGGGTAGCATAAGCAATATCAGCATCTTGGGAGGCAACCCAGACCAAGTAGTTGCTACTGATGGATTTGGTACATTGTTCTTTAAAGATGCGGCACTAACCTTACCCGGTGGTAGCAATCAATCTATTCAATTTAATAATGACGGTGTATTTGCCGGCGATGCTAATCTAACATACAATAATACTACCGGAGCACTTACTGCTACATCATTTGCTGGTAATGGTATTGGTATATCATACCTTGCAGGGGCAAACGTATTTGGTGAAGTTTCTAACGCAAACTATGCAACCTATGCATTGGTCACTCTCAATAGTACTCAATCTAATACTTCAACTACCGTTATTGGTAATTACCAACCAAACATTACTCAAGTTGGCAATTTAGCTAATTTAACAGTCACTGGAGCACTAATTGCTAATTCATCACTAATTGTTGGTGGTGACGCAACAATCACCGGTAACTTAATTGTTGAAGGTAATGCAATTTATGCTGACGTAGAAACATTACGTATAGAGAATCCAATAATGCAGTTGGGTTCTAACCCAACAGGTGGTGTACTAACTGAAGCGGATGAGTATAATGCCCGCGGTACATTAATGCATTATTTTACTACAAGTGCAGTAGATGCATTTGTTGGATGGGATGATACAAATCAAGAATTTTCTGTTGCAAGTAACGTAAGCTTAGTTGCAAATACATTAATCATACACGAATATGGTAATTTAAAAGCTAATTACTTTGTTGGTGATGGCAGTAGAATATCAAATATTTTTGGCGCAAACGTTACTGGGTTTGTACCTAATGCAGTTTATGCAAATGCCGCAACAACTTCGGGAGTTGCAAATACAGTTAACGATTCAGCACAGCCAAACATTAGAAGCTTTGGTACTCTTACGAGTTTAGCAGTTAGCCCTACAGTTAATCCAAGTCTTGGTAATGTAGTAACTGCTAATTTCTTTGTTGGTAATGGTTATAGATTATTCAACATTACAGGTGGAAATGTAGTAGGTGATGTACCAAATGCAACATATGCAGTAAGTGCAGGAACAAGTTTATTAGCAGGACATGTTACCGCAGCCGACCAAGGAAATATAACAAGTCTTGGAAGATTGAATAGTTTAATTGTTGATGGTCCTATTACATCACAAAGTGCAAATCTTGGCGGTAGTGTTACAGCTACTCACATTATTGGTGAAGGTGGCAATTTAAGCAATATTACCGGGGCCAACGTAACTGGTAAAGTAGCAAATGCAATATTCTCAGATAACGCAGGATTGGCCGAGTATGTAACTCAAGGAACTCAATCAAATATTACAGGCGTTGGTACATTAACAAGTTTAACAGTAACCGGTGTTGTAACTTCCGGTAGTGCTAATTTAGGAGATGCAGTTAGGGGTAATTTCTTCATCGGTGATGGTAGTAATCTTGCTAATATCAACGGTGCAAACGTAACCGGTAAAGCTGCTAATGCAATATTTTCTGATAATGCTGAAAATGCAAATTATGCAAATTTTGCAGGTAATGTAGTAATAGGAGATCAACCTAATATTACCGGAGTTGGACTACTGACATTATTGAATGTTCAAGGTAATCTAACTACAGGAAATGCTGACTTAGGTAACGCAGTAACTGCTAATTTCTTTATTGGAAATGCTACATACCTTGCAAATATTACCGGTGCAAATGTTGTTGGTAACGTTAACTTAGCTAAACAAGCTAACACTGCAAATTTTGCAAATATTTCAAATACTGCATTACGTGCAGGCACAGTCACTACAAACTATCAACCCAATATTACTAGCGTGGGTACCTTAACAGATTTAATTGTTTCAGGAAACATAAACGTTTCTAATATATCCGCTAGTGATACAATCACTGGTACTTACTTAGCCGGAGATGGTTATCAAATTTCTAATATCAATGGTGCAAACATTGAAAGTGATGTAGCTAATGCAAACTATGCTAATTTTGCAGGATCAAGTTTAACAGCAGATAGTGCATATATTGCTAATTTGGTTTATAATAATGTTCAACCAAACATTAACGAACTTGGTATATTAAATTTCTTAACTGTCAATGGTCCTACTGCACTAGACACCTTTACTGCTAATAGCGGAATTGTTAGTGGAATGCTAACTATTGGAAATGTTGCAGGTGAAGCATCAGGGTTGTATAATGTTTACGGACCAAACGTAACTAACAAAGTATCAAATGCTGTGTTTGCAGACAATGCAGGACAATCTAACGTTGCTAATTATGCAATACACATTACAGGAAACAATCAACCAAACATAACTAATGTAGGTACTCTTGTTGATTTGGATGTAAGCGGAGTTGTTACATTTGGACAAAATCTAACCGTTACTGGATTACTAGCAGCCGGATATTTAGCCGGTGATGGTAGTAATATATCAAATATTGCTGGTGGAAATGTTACTGGAAGTGTAGCAAATGCAGTTTATGCTGATGAAGCTGGGCACTCAGCAACCTCTGACTTAGCAACACAGGCTACTGTTGCTAATACTGTTTCTGATAATGCACAACCTAATATTACTAGTTTAGGAACACTAACTAGTTTAACATTAGTTGGGGAACAATCAGTAACTGGCAACGTAGTAGTTTCTGGAAATATTACTGCAAACAATTTCATATCTACTAACATGTCAGGTGTGTTTAGTGGCGATGTTACAATCGTCGGAGCAAACGGTGCTATACTTTTTAACGATGCCGGGTACCTTAAATCAGCAAACTTTTTATTATTTAATAAAACATCAAATACATTAACAGTTCCTGGCAATTTAAACGTTAGTAATAATATCACACGTGATGGAAAAACAGTACCAACATTTGTAACACAGGCAACCGCACCTGCCAATGCTAAATTAGGAGACCAGTGGTTAGATACAGATACTACTAAGGTTTATCAATTTTTTAGAGACCCGCAAAATCTTTCTTACGCATGGGTCGATATTAGTACCGGTTTCATTAATTCAAATACAGAAGCTACCGGAAGTACAATTGTATTACGTGATCCACAAGGTAACATATCTTCAAATAATTTATCTGTAATCGGAGATGCTTCTATTCTAGGCAATTTAGATGTTAAAGGTGCAGTAACTTATATTCAAAGTTCTGTAACTTACGTGACAGATCCAATAACTGAAATTGGTGGAGGGGAAGATGGTAATCCATTAATATCAAACAATAATATGGATCGTGGTACACTAATTCATAATTACACCACAACACCAATTGATGCATTTATAGGATGGGACACTAGTAATGCAGAATTTGCATTAGGCAGTAATGTATCAGTAACGAACAATGTTGTAACTTTTAACGAGTACGGTACACTAAGAGTTGGAAATATAATTGTAGAACAAAACGCCAACATTGATGGCAATATTGTTATTAACGGGTCTATTAGTGTTACCGGTGGAATTTCTGGTAGCGTAGGTAATGTAATCCCATTGGGAGGCCCAGTAGATGCAGACTTAGTATCACCCGGATCAATAACTTCATGGACAACGGAAACTAAAGTGACTGATGCAATTGATGATTTAAATGAAGCACTTGAAAACGTGCGAAATAATACGTATGTTAAGAGTGTTAGCTTTACCGGTACCCCAACAGCAGGTGGTGCAGGTACACTAGTAACACTAACAATTACAAGTGTAGGCAATCCAAATCGATATGATATTAATTGGGGTGATGGTACTTACAGTAATAACACTAGTTCTACTACACCAACTCATACTTACGCAACCAATGTAGACAGCCCATTTGATGTGACAGTCAGAGCATATAACAACGGTGGCTCTGGTAAAGGTAGCGAAGCAAGTTTTACCCGGGCAGATTATATTGTAATTTATACTGCTAATCCAGTAGTAAGTTTTGGCTTGTACAGAGGTATTACAGGTGGTAGTGCATTGTCAGGTATCTCATTATATGTGAGCGAAGGTGAAACATTCTATTTAGATAATACTACTACAAATACTACAGGTGCTACAGTAACTTATACAATTAATTGGGGTGATAGTTCTACCCCGGACACAATTAGTAGTGATAGTGTAGCCGGTGGTGTCGGTGGTGGACGAATTAGCCATATGTATGCTACCGGACAAAACTCTGGTACTGGTACAAAAACAATTACATTGACACTAAACAGTCATAACACAGCAACTCCAGCATATATTGCAACAGGACCAAATAGTACTTCTGCTATTAAGATTTATAACCCAAGCATTACTGCACCAAATGGGTTGAGTAGTAAAACAACAGTAGCGTTCCAAGCAAGTGTTGGAACAAGCCCGTATCTTGCAGCCAACTTTGCTAATAACACAGGTGGTGCAGTTACTATTACAGCAGGATCAAGTGTTAGTCGTGTGACTACAGGAACTCCAGTAGAGACAATCGTACTGTCAACTTATGCTTACAACGGCGACAGTGGATATCTACGTGCTTTTGTTAACGGCAGCGAAGAGGGCAATATTACATTGACTACTGGCAGTCAAGTTGGTACTAATAGTTCATTGGTTCTATCAGCAGAAAGCGACTATAATTTATTAGATGCTAACGGAACATCAATTGCATTTAGTGCATCAATTTACAGTCCTTCATTATATAAAGGCTTTACAGCAAAAGTTTCTAAGACAAACTCTGCACTGACTGTTGGAGTAAACAACTTTAAACTAAGTCATACAACTACAGGTAATACAAATATTGTTGAATTTGTAAAAGACGATGTAACAAGCGTACCAACTGTTGATGTATCAGTCGCCACAATCAGTAATGCAACAAACGGAACATATCGTTATGTTTCGGGTATCCCGTATTACAACACAGGTAGCCCAACAATCACAATGACTGGTGCAAATATATATAACTGGATTGGTCAAACATATAGAAATACAACTACTCCATTCCAAATTGAAGCCGGAACTAATGATGAAAGTACAACAGGAAACGTAATTGCTACACAAACTAAAACATATGCTAACTTAGACGGGGCGACTACGTTCTTATCTAGTAGTATACCAAAAGCTAATACAGGTAACACAATTAGCAATCAATATACAATTGGTAGTCAAACAATTACTGTTGCTGGCGTAGCTAGTGTAGCCGCAGTTCAGACTATTAAGTTCTTAGCAGTTAACGTTAATGGTTCAAGCGCATACGCAACACATACTAAAAAGATTCAAGTTTTTACTGCTACCCCATCAGGATTTGTAGAAGATAATATCACTTGTACTATCCCAATTGGTGCAGTAGCAAACAGTAATGCTGCCAAACGTATTGTAATTGCTAGCGCAACAGGCGCTACTCCAGTGTATGTAACAGCTACAAATTATTATACAAACAGTCTATGGTCTGGCGCTCAAACAGTAGCAGGCACTGATGAAGCTATTGTTCGTTTCAATACATTAAAGAATTTTGCAACTGACTTGTCAACTGGTTACTTGCCCGCAGGTCCTGACTTATCAACTGGACGTAGTGGTACACAGTACTTTAGAGGTGCTTTTGTAAGAGCAAGTAAGAGTAGCTTTAATATTACTATAACAGGTAAAATTTCTGGATTGCGTTTTGCAGTACCAGGAGTAACAGATTCACTACCATATGCAACTAACGGATGGTTAGACGCTAATCAGCCTTACTTTGGCGCTGGTGTAGCAGGAGCAAATGATAGCGGATGTGCTGATGGTTCAGTTGTACCAACTGGATCGGTAATATCCGGGGCAACGTACAAAATAACGTTTGGTGAAGGTAGTACAAGTTCATCGGGAAATTCAGGTAATCAAGTACTGTTTAGTATTGCACTAGCATCAAGTGATTATATTACATCATGGAGCTTTAGTTAATGGCTATTTCAGACTCACAAAAAGTTGATTATCTTTGGAAGAAAATAGCCTACGGTAAGACTAAGACTGATTTAGGAACTATTAAACAGGGTTTTGAAGAAAGTATTTCTAGCCCGTTATTGATTCGTGGCGATAGAATTTGGCAACAATCAGGTAGTATTCCAGCAAGTATTGCAACATCAAGCGCAGTAGTAACTGTTTATTCAGGTGCAACAACAGTTGAATGTACAGAAGATATAACTGCCGCAGACAATAGAACATGGAAAACTAATTATACGGATTGGATCAGTCCTGAGTTTGGTGCTGATTACATTATCAGCGTTTACATTGCTAATTCAGGAATTACAGGGTCAAATAAAACAACTCAAGTAACAATTGCTGGAAACAAGATTACGGCTGCGGGTGTAACAAGCCCAACTGCGCTTGATGACCAATGGTACTTTGACTACCAATCTGGTGTATTGCACTTCATCGGAACAAACATCCCAACTGCCATTACAACTAATGTGACTGGTAAAAGTATTTACATTACTGGTGCAAGATATACAGGTGATTTAGGGTTTGGTTCAAGCGGTAGTTCTAGTATTTCAAATGCGACTTTGGGTAATTTAAACATTACCGGAAATACAATCAGTAGTCTTAATACAAATGATAATATTGTTATTGACCCGAATGGTACCGGTAATATTTTATTGATTGCCAATACGTCAATCACCGGAACAATAAGCATTAATTCAACTGCTGATTCTAATTATGGCGCAATCAGCATAGGTAATGCAACAATTGCCGCAAATACAACAAGTGGAGCAGCCGGGATATTCACTGGAATAGGTTCGTCTGCAATTAGTAATATTACAATCGGAACATCAAGTTCAACTGTAAAAGTTCCTGGTACACTAGCAACGGGAAGCATTGTTGGAAACAGTGCAAATATTACCATCGTTACTGACACACTGATTGATACCTTCCCAATCGCTACTTACAGAACTGCTAAATATATAATAAAAGTGTCAAATAGTGTAACTTATGAAGCACTAGAAGCATTAGTTATACATGATAATACAGATAGTTATATCACTGTTTATGGATATATCAGTTCTGATGATACAGATATTGTAAGCGTAAGCACAAGTATAGCTGGTGGAAATGTAAATCTCTATGCTTCTAGGATTGGTGCAACTACCACAGTATTGAATTATTTGGCTACTTACATAAAAGATTGATAAGAATAAGAAGATGACATATAAGAGTTTTAACGTTAAGCAAGGTTTTAGAACTGGTAATATAACCTTAGATGCCTCATCGGGTAACGCTAACGTAGCTAATATCACAGTCACTGATTTAGCTAATATTTCTGTTCTTAAAGTCAAAGATTATGTTGCTAGTAACCTAATCCCAAATGCAAATGCTACTTATTCTATAGGTAATGCAGCCAATAGATTTCAAAATATTGCGCTTTCGGGTAATATTGATATTAATGGGTATTTAATAAATGCCAATGCAACAACCGCTACTTTTTCGGGAAATATTGTTGCAGATGGCGCAAATTTCAACGCTATATCAGTAAATAATACACTTACGATAAATAGTACTACAGACTCTACGTCCACGGTTACTGGCTCAATAGTCACTTCAGGGGGTGTAGGGATAGCTAAAGATTTAACTGTAGGTGGTAACATCAACTTAACTGGCGGCGGAACAACACCAAAAGGAAGTTTAGGTTACAACTCAGGGGTTGATAGCTTTGAATTTCAGTTTAAATAATTAAGGAAAAACATGAGCGCACCGACAACAATTGGAGCAAGATTAAAAAATGATGGTACACTATACACTGCTGGTATTACACCTGGGGATTTAGATACCGGATTTGATGAAGTTACTGGTTCTAATCACAAAGTTACAAAGACAAATATCTTTGCTGGTGAATTAGACGAAATTACATTGCCTTCAGGACAGCCCTCAGGTGGATCAATTTTATTAAATGGTACAACTCAGTATCTTTCATTAGCAGGTTCTGGAGATTTCCAGTTTGGTACAGACAATTTTACAATTGAAGGATGGTTCTATTCAACTTCAGCTGCCTATCAACGTCTATGGTGTTTCCCAGACGGAGATAACGTTGAAGTAATGGGAACTCAAGTATTCTATTGGAAAGGTTCTGGCTCACCAATTGGTAGCGGATCAAATTCTTTTTCTGCTAATGCTTGGACTCATATCGCATTAGTTAAAAGCGGTGGAGTAGCTAAAGTTTATATTAATGGTTTAGCAAGAATAGTAGATAACTCACCGTATGATTCACAAAGCTCACGTGCATTAGCAATTGGTGGTGAAGTTGATTTAGGTATTAGTGGACAAAGCCCAACAGTAGGTGTAAGAGATGGCTACTTTGTAGGTAAGATTACACAATTTAGAGTCGTAAAAGGCGTAGCAGTATACACTAACACTTTCAGTACACCAATTAATCCATTACAAAAAACACAACTTTCAGGGGTAAACATAACTGCTATCACTGGAACAAGTACAAAACTATTATTAAAAGTAATAGATTCAAGTAGTTTAGTAACTGACAGTTCGGATAGCACTCAGTCAGTTACAAATAACGGCAATGCAACATTTGATGCAAGTTCACCTTCATCAACAACATTCAACGGAGCAATGAAACAATTTAGAAATGGTAAATTGCTAGTTCAAAGTGAGTTTGACGAATATACAGGTATAGTGTAAATCACTACAATAACTTTTTAGAAACAAAGGAAGAAAAAAATGGCAAAATTAAAAGACGGTACTAGAGTTTATGGTGGTTTACAAGTAGACAATACACTTACCGTAGCAAATATTACAATCAGTGGTAACTTAGTAGTTACCGGTACTACAACATCAGTTAACAGTACAGTTACACAATTACAAGACCCAATCTTTGAATTAGGTGCCGGTGCTAATGGCGCGGCATTATCAACAAACGACGGTAAAGAACGTGGTCTGTTAATGCACTACTACAATGGTAGTGCTATTGATGCTTTTATGGGATGGCATACAAGTAACGGACAGTTTGAATTTGGTTCGTCAGCTACAGAAACATCAGGTAACATTGTTATTAACACACATGGTAACGTTAAAGCATTTCACTATTATGGTGAAGGCGACACACTAGCAAATATTACTGGTGCTAATGTTACTGGTTGGGTTGCACAAGCAAACTATGCAAACTATGCAGGTACAGTTACTGATGCATCACAGAGTAACATTACAAGTCTTGGTAACTTAACTGGTTTACAAATTGGTAATGCATCTACAACAGGTAATGTAGTTATTACAACAAACGGTACAATTACAGCTACAGGTCAAATTAACGCGGCTGCTACAGCATCAAGTACAAGCACAACAACAGGTGCATTGATTGTTGGCGGTGGTACAGGTATTGCTGGTGATTTATGGGTTGGTGGGACAATTCATGGTTCTATCAGTGGTTCTACAAGTGCTCCTGGTGCGAATACACAAGTAGGATTTAACGACGGTGGTACTACAAACGCAACAGCAGGTTTTACGTTTGACAAATCAAGCAATACAGTAAGCACAACTGCTTTAGTATTAGGTGGCGCGGCAAACATTGAAGGCAACATCAACATGACTGCCGCTACTGGTAACATTAAAGGTGCAAATCTTTCAATTTTAGCTACCACTACTGCTATATTAAACGGTGGAACTTCATACGCTAATCTAACTTCATCTAGTGTAGTTTTAGAAACTTCCGGTGGTAATGTTACACTTAATAATAATGGTAATTTGACTGTTGGTACTGGTGCATTGAAAGTCAATTCAAATGCAGCTATCTTTTCTGATGGTACTGCAAACGTAAAATCAATGATTGCAACTGGTTCTGGTAACGTTGGTACTGCAAACGTCGGTAGTGCAATCGTAAGAGACCTTTCAGAACATAATGTTCCTTTCTTAAACGGTGATAGCAGATTAGTTGGCTCTGCTAACATAACATTTACTGCTAGTACTAAAACATTAGCAGTTGACAATGTAACAATGTCTGGTACATCAAATGCAGCCAATGTTATTGTTACTAGTTTGGGTGATACACGTATTCCTTTTGCTAACGGAGGAAAAGCATTAGTTGACAGTGCTAATTTAACATTCAATTCAACAAGTAATACATTGTCAGTTTTCAACGCTACACTAGCTGGTACAGCAAATGCAGCCGAAGTTATTGTTACAAGCTTGACATCAACACGTGTTCCATTCGTTGATACAGACAAGTCATTAACTGATGATAGCACATTCAAATTTACAACAGCTGGTTCTAAACTAGAAGTTGGTAATGTTGATTTAACTGGTGCACTAGTTGCAGCCAATGTAACTTCAAATAATCTAACATCTGGTCGTGTTACACTTGCGGGTACAGCTGGCAAATTAGAAGATAGCGCAAATCTAACATTTAATGGTACTGTATTAACAGTTACAGGTAATGTAGCCGCAACTAACATTTTAACAAATAATTTACGTTATGCTAACGGTGATGCTTGGGATTTACAAGAAGCTCAAGGTACAAACGGTGCAGTACAGTTTAATACTTCTGGAAATTTTGCTGCAAGTGCTAACTTGAATTTTAACACAACAGGTAATGTTTTAACTACAGACAGCTTGGTATTAAATGCTGGTGCAAATATTGCAGGCGATGTTATTGCAGCCAACTTACGTTCTAATGCATTGACTTCTGGACGTGTTGTACTTGGTGGTGCAAGTGGTTTATTATCAGATAGTTCAAGTCTAACATTTGGTTCAGGTAATTTGGGAGTTGCTGGTAATATTGTAATGAGTGGCGCTTCTGCTAACATCAGTGGTGTTAACTATCTACTTGCTAATATTGCTAACGTCATAGATATTAACTCAACCGGTAATGCAAACATTGGTGGTTGGTTAACCGCAAAAGATACAGTTATTGTAGGTAACTTGACAGTTACTGGTACAACAACTAGTGTTAATACTACAACTTCACAATTAACTGATCCTTTACTTGATTTAGGTAACGGTGCAAACGGTGCGGCATTAACAACTAATGATGCATTTGACCGTGGTTTAGTAATGCACACACGTGTTGCTGGTACAAATAAAGATTTGTTCATGGGTTGGGATACTTCTAACACTGAATTCATACTAGCTAAGAATGTAACAGTAGCAGATAACGTTGTTACAGTTCCAGGAACTACTGATGCTGAAAGAGCCGCAAATCTTGGTGATTTACGTTTAAGCAATATCTATGCATACAATGCTAACTTTGGTGGTGTTGTATTCTCAGAAGGTAATGTTACATTGGGTTCTGGAAGTAGTTTTGTTGGTAACGTTAGAGGTGACGTTACTGGTAATATTTCTGGTAACATTAAAGTAGCTGGTGCAAACGGTTCTATTCAATTTGCTACTAACGTAACAGACCATTTTGGTAATACTATAAATGCTACTGCTATTGTAGCAAGCGGGTACTATGAAATCGTTGTACCAGGTACAACTAACTTTACTTTAATTGGTGCAGCCAATAGCCTAGCAGGTACAAGATTCACTGCTTCAGGTGTTGGTACAGGTACAGGTACAGTTAAAACTGTGTCTACATACGGTGACTTAAGTAATGACGGTTCTAATTTACTATATGATAGTGGCAACCTAAGCGTAAACGTTGGTACAGGTGGATATGTTAAGACTGACTATTTAACAGGTACATTAACAACAGCATCACAACCTAACGTAACAAGTTTGGGTAATCTAACAAGTTTACAATCTAATGGTAACATTAAAATTGATAATACTGTTGCAACAAACGGTATTTTAACTGATAATTTATATTATGCAAACGGTGTTGCTTGGGACTTGCAACAAGCATCTGGCTCAAATAATTATATCCAGTTCAACACTGATAATAATTTTGCATCAAGTGCTAAGTTTACATTTAACCCAACAGGTAATGTCTTTACAGTTGATGGTAATGCAAACATTACTGGTAAAGTTGAAACTTCTAACGTATTTGTTTCTACACTGACTTCTGGTCGTGTGACATATGCAAGCACAAGTGGTAAATTAGTTGATGACTCCGCATTCACATTTGGATCAGGAAAATTAACTGTTGGTAATGTTGAACTTTCTGGCACTGCAAACGCAGCCGAAGTTATTGTTACAAGCTTAACATCAACACGTATCCCGTTTGTTGATAGTGACAAGTCATTGACAGATAGTGCTAATTTGACATTTGCAAGTAACGAATTGAAAGTTACAGGTAACGCAAACGTTACTAGCACACTTACAGCAGCCAACGTTATTGTTACTAATTTAACTGGTGGACGCATCACGTTTGCTGAAGTTTCAACGGATCAGTTAACCGATAATGCTAACTTAGCATTTGATGCAAGTACTAATACATTAACAACTGTTACCGCTAATGTAACAACATTAAACGGTACTACTGCAAATCTATCTGGCAATATTTTTGGTGCAAATCTTTATGCTAACTCAGGTACAGTTAAGGCTACATACTTAGAAGGTACATTGACAACAGCAAGCGCAAGTCAAGGAAACATAACAAGTGTTGGTACATTAACATCATTGGCAGTTAGTGGAACATCAAACTTAAATGCAATTAGTAATGTAACTATTACTGGCGGATCTGCTGGTCAAATTATTCAGACAGATGGCGCAGGTAACCTAAGTTTCGTATCTAACGATACAACTAGAATTGTTAATGGTACAAGTAATGTAAGTATTGCATCTTCTGGCGGCAGTGCTGTAACAGTAGTTGCCGGTACTACAATTCTTACTGTTTCTGGTACAGGTGCAAACGTAGTAGGTGTTGTTGAAGCATCAGGTAATATCACTGCAAACAATATTACTTCTAACAACTATATTACTGCAAACAGTACAACTGATGCAACTAATGCAATTACTGGTGCAATTCATACTGAAGGTGGTATTTCTGCTAAAGGCAATATCTACGCCGGTAAGGCAGTTGGTTTCGCAGTTGGAACTGGTGGCAACACAGACAGTGCGGCATACATTCAATACAACTCAACATCAGGTAGTTTAGACTTCATCTTCAATTAATTGGAGATGTTATGGCTACAATTGCGGCAAGATTGAGTAATACAGGGAACCTGTACTGTAACAAAGACAACATTACAGGGTTCAGTGAAGTCAGCCAAGCAAACATAAGCATCACCCCTAATGGGGTGTTTGCTTATACGTTGGATGAATATACAGGCACCGAAAATAGTAAGGCCATGCAACAGCTAAATACGGGTGTACTAAAAATTTCCGGAGTTTTTGACGAAGTATCTGGAATATCATAAGTATATAAGTAAGGTATAAAAACAGCATGGCACTCTTACGTTCAGGCACAAGAATATATGGTAACGCAACAATTGATACGGTGTTGGACATCGATGGTCAAGATGCCGCTACCAGTAACGTAACAGGTGCATTAAAAATAGCCGGTGGTATCGGCGTAAAAGGTAATGTATTCAGTTCAGGAAACATTACAGCACTAAATGCTAATTTGGGCAATCTAGTAATTGCTAATTATGTCACTGGTACACTAACAACAAATGCCCAACCTAATATTACAAGTGTTGGGTCATTAACTTCTTTAACAGTTACTGGAAGTTTAACTGGTAATAATGCTACATTTTCTGGAAATTTAATTGTTAACGGAAGCTTAGTATATGCTAACGTTTCCACATTAAACATTAAAGACCCGATCATTGAACAAGGCGGCGGTGTAGATGGAACAGCACTAGCGACCAATGACTTAAAGGATCGTGGTCAATTATTACATTACTATACGACTGCCCCAGTTGACGCATTCATGGGCTGGGATAATTCAAATGCAGAGTTTGCATTTGGAAGTAATGTAACAATATCAAGTGAGATTATTACATTTAATACATTAGGTAATGTACGTGCTAATACTTTCTTAGGTAATTTAAGTGGTTCTGCTACTACAGTTACTGCATCATCTCAACCAAATATAACATCAGTTGGTACACTACTTAACACTACAATGGGCGGTGCAAACTCATTGTCTGGTGGTAATCTAGTAAGTGCTACTTACTTGACAGGGACAATAACTACTAATGCACAACCTAATATTACAAGTCTTGGAACATTAACTGGATTAAATGTTTTAGGTTCTTCTAATTTAGGTCCTCCCGCAAATGTACGAATTACAGGTGGAATCAATGGTTATGTATTAATTACAGATGGAAATGGTAATTTAAGTTGGGCTGCCGGAGCTAGTGGTTCAGGTAATGCTAACGTTGCAGGCTCTAATACACAAATTCAATATAATGATGGTACTAATCTAGCTGGTAGTGCCAATCTAACATTCAATAATACATCTAACACGTTAACAGTAGACAAAATAACAGTTATTGATTTGAGCGTTACTGGTAATGTTACTAGCAATTTAATACCATCTGTTGATAGCACATATGATTTAGGTTCTAGTAGTCGTAAATTCAAAGATTTGTATCTTTCAGGTAATAGTTTACATTTATCAGACGTAACAGTAACGGCTAACAATGGTAATTTGAGTTTACCAAACACAGTATTCAGTGGTAAAACTTTTGTATCCAATGTAAGTAATTTAAATATTTCAGGTGGAACAAGTGGTTATGTATTAAGCACTGATGGGTCAGGTAATCTAAATTGGGTTAGTGCAGGTAATGCACTACAGTCATCCGGTGGTATTAGCATAGTATCAAACATTGCTAACCTAGTTGCTGGTTCTGCAATTGATGTATCAGTTAGTTATGCTGATGCAAACTTTCCAGGCGGTAAATATACAATTGCACAATTAGGGCCTGTTTCATTAAGTGCAACTGATGTTTGGTATACTGGTTCTGCAACTAAGAATGCTTATTCAAATGCTCTTGCTGGAACGGTTAATACACAAAACGTAAATGTAACATTTGGTTTAGCAAATGCTACATTTAATGTACAAAGTAGTGACTACATCAATATTGGTAGCAGTAATGTAACTGGAGCAAATCTATTAGCACTGAACATTACAGCTAACGGAACATATATAATTCCTAGCGCATATTTAACAGCAGCCAATACACAAACTAATTCAACTGTAGCGGTAACTGCAAACTTAACAACAAGTAGAGGTGCATACACTGCTACCGGAACTTCACTAACTAATACCCCGGCTGTACCATTTAACGTTACAGCACTAAGCGGAACATTCGCAAATTCATCAATTCCATATTGGAGCTTGAATCAAACATTTAACTGGAATGCAACCACTTCAAGCGGTGCAACCGTAGCAAGTGGAAATGTAACATACAGTGGAGTGATCGGTACTTCAGGTACACTAACAAGTGTAGGTGCAACATCAGGAACAAGTGCTTCATTAGATAGCACAATGAATTATACTATAACAAGTAGTGATTATTATGGTGCAGGCGCCTTTGGTGCTGGGAGTAGAACAATGACTGCAACTGTTAATGGTACAGTAACTGCGGCAACAAAATATTATCCATTGTTTTATAAAATAACAGCTAATAGCACAGTGCCGACATTTACTGTAAGCGACAATCGTAACAGTAACACTTATGCAACAGGTCAAGGTGCTTCTACTAACACAACTTCTGGTGATTATCTTTGGTTAGTTATTCCTAATTACCCAAGTAATAGTAGTAGTTTAGCAAGTCATACATTCAAACATGTGTTTGGTGGATTTGATATTGTAGATACACCAACAGTGACCGGTACACAAACTATTACATCAGCCGGACAAAGTTATAACTATTCAATTTATGGCTTTACTGGTTTTACAACAATATCAACAATTATAACAACTTCATAAAATGGCAGCAGCAACCCTTACCTTCCCCTCAGCAACGTTACTTAAAAACGTTGTTAATCCAGTGGATGGGTCAGACGCCGCAACCAAAACATATGTTGATAGTCAAATTTCTAGCGGCGCAAGTGTCGGTGCTGCCGGTAGCAATACGCAAGTACAATTTAATACTGCCAATGTATTAAGTGCAAGTGCTAATTTCACATTTAATAGCGCAACTAGTTTATTAACATTAACTGGCGACGCAATTATTACCGGTAATCTAATAGTTAGTGGTGCAACGGAATATACAAACGTAACAAATATATATGTAAAAGACCCAATCATTGAACAAGGTGGCGGATCAAATGCAGCCGCATTAAGTACGAATGATGGCAAAGACCGTGGTCAATTACTACATTACTATACCTCACAAGCAGTTGATGCATTTATGGGCTGGGACAATTCAAATGCAGAATTTGCATTTGGTAGTAATGTTAGTGTGTCGAGTGAAGTCGTAACATTTAATTCATATGGTAATGTTCGTGCTAATGTATATTATGGTAATGGTAGTCAATTAACCGGAGTTGCCGCAAGTTCAGCAACTTCGGCCGGCACAGTAACAACAGCCGCACAACCAAACATTACTTCAGTTGGTACATTAACAAGTTTAAGTGTATCGGGTAATGTTGACTTCTATGGTGCTAATGTAAGTTTAGGTAATATCAGTAATCTGCATATTACTGGTGGAACAAGTGGTTATTTCTTAACAACAGATGGTTCAGGTAGTTTAAGTTGGGCGGCACAAACTGCACTAACTGCCACTGTAGATGAATTTACTGCTAATGGTTCATATACTACATTTACGTTATCTACTACCCCATCAAGTGAAAATGTTACAATGGTTGCAGTTCAGGGTGTATTACAACCCAAGTCGTCCTATTCATTAATGGGTCCACAATTAACATTTGATGCCGCTCCCCCGGCATCAGCGTTTATTGAAGTAACAACATTTAGTGGTGGAGCCGGTGGCGGCGGAAGTAGTAGTCCTGCACTAACTTGGAATATAGCAAGTAGCAATGCAACTATGGTTGCAAACAATGGATACTTTGTTGACACATCAGGTGGTGCTAAGACAATGACATTACCAACTAGCGCAACATTGGGCGATACAATTCGTATCAACGATTTGGCAGGATCGTTTGCTACAAACAATTTAACAATTGCACGAAATGGTCATAAGATTCAAGGAATAGCTGATAATTTATTAGTAGATGCAGACCAGAGTAGTTTTGGTTTAGTATACAGTAACAGCACATATGGCTGGAAAGTATTGGAGTTATAATGGCAACCACTAATTTAAAAAATATAAAATCATCTGCACTTACTCCTGTTTTAACTGCCGCAGGAATTTCAACAAGTCCCAAAATAACTTCATTGGCGTATGCAGGTGTAACAATTTCGGCTAACGCGGCAGGCGGGGAAACATTAACTATCACTGGATCTGGATTCAGCGCCGGCGCAACAGTGTATGTTGACACTACTAGTTGTACAACTACATATGTAAGTTCAACAAGTTTAACATTTACTGCACCTGCAAAAAGTGCAGGTTCTTATCATCTTTATGTTTATAACACTGATGGAAGTTTTGCTTTAAAACCCGGTGGAATTACATTTATAGCATATGTTGTATCAACAATAGAATATTTGATAGTTGCAGGCGGGGGCGGAGGCGCCGCAAATAGTGGCGGTGGAGGGGGCGCAGGTGGATTAAGAGAATCTACCGTTTCTGTTGCTACAAGTGTTCAATATAATGTTACTGTTGGCGGTGGAGGTAGTGCAGGTGCTGCAACCAGCGTACCTGGACAAAATGGTGGTGCTGGAACTAATTCATCATTAATTGGTGGTGCAGTTAGTATTTCTGCCTCTGGAGGAGGAGGTGGTGTAGGTGCAGATCAAGGCGTTGGTACAGTTACTTCTCAAAATGGAGGTTCAAGTGGTGGCGGCTCCGGAGGACACCCATTAGCCGGTACCGGTAATGCAGGTGGATATACCCCGGTAGAAGGATACACAGGCGGTACTGGAACTACCAGTCCAACTTATTTAGGTGGCGGAGGCGGCGGTGCTACTGCCGCAGGTATCGCCGCAAATGGTATAACAAATGGCACTGCAGGTAATGGTGGTGCCGGTAAAGCATCTAGCATTTCTGGATCTAGTGTAACTTACGCGGGTGGCGGCGGTGGTGGAACTAGAAATGGTTCAGGAACACAGGGTACCGGTGGAGCAGGTGGAGGGGGTGCCGGTAATCATAGTAATAATGCAGGTTTACCCGGAACTGATAATACCGGAGGGGGTGGTGGCGCCGGTGGATGGGCTAGTTCATATGGTGGCGCCGGTAACACAGGTGGTTCCGGAGTAGTAATTATTCGCTATTCAGATGCATTTTCAGCCGCAGTGACAACAACAGGGTCACCTACAATAACAGTAGCAGGCGGATACAGAGTTTACAAATTCACTGCATCCGGCAGTATAACATTCTAAGAGAACGACATGGAAATAGGCGGTGGAATCAGTTTTGGTGGAGGTATAAATTATAACGCCGAAACCACACCGGTCTATATTTTTACAACAACTCCAACTAGTATTAATGAAGGTGCTTCTGGTAGTTTTGTAATTAATACATCATATGTAGCTGACAGTACTATATTATATTGGCAAGTACTTGGCTATCCATATTTTAGTTCGGCTGTTGAGGATTTTTCATCAGTTACCGGTTCTTTTACTGTTACTGCTGGAGTAGGTTCATTTATAGTAACACCAACATCTGATTCACTAACTGAGGGTAGTGAAACATTTAAAGTTCGTATAAGAACAGATTCATCTAGTGGTCCAATTGTTGCTCTCAGCGATGAAGTGACAATTAATGATACAAGTACTACACCCGACGGTGGAGTAGCACAATATTTAGTGGTCGCTGGTGGCGGCGCAGGCGGTGAATCTGGTGCATCAAGAGATTATGGCGGGGGCGGGGGTGCCGGAGGTATATTATCTGGTGCTGACCTTAGCATCACAGCTGGTAAATCTTACACAATTACTGTGGGCGGCGGCGGTTCGTCAGTTGCGGCAAATGGTACTAATTCGGTATTGTCTGGTTCTGGTTTTACAACTAAAACTGCTATTGGTGGTGGTGGTGGCGGATTAACTGGTACGGGCGGTGGCAATGGTAAAGCAGGTGGCTCTGGCGGCGGAGCATCATTTAACTCAGGTACAGTCGGTGGCTCAGGAACTTCTGGTCCCCCAAGACAAGGATATGATGGTGGAGGTCCTGGTGGAGGAGCCACTGCAAGAACTGCATCTGCTGGCGGCGGAGGTGGAGCCACAGCAGCCGGCGTTAAAGCCGGTGGCGGCTTTGGTGGAGCCGGTGGCTCCGGATATCAATGGGTCGATGGCAATTATTATGCTGGCGGCGGCGGCGGTGCATCAGCACTTGGCAAAACTACTTTTGCTGCTGGAGGAATTGGTGGAGGTGGCAGAGGAGCAATAGGTGGTGTTGGTTCTGTTTCTGGTACTGTTAATACAGGTGGAGGTGGCGGTAATAGCGGAAGCGGTGTAGCTGTATCGGGCGGAAGCGGAGTTGTAATTATTCGCTATGCAGATAGTTCACCGGTAGCCTCTTCAACAACTGGATCACCAACAGTAACAGTGTCAGGTGGGTATAGAACATATAAATTTACTGCATCCGGCAGTATAACATTCTAACATTAAAGGAAATTAAATGGCACATTTTGCACAAATAGATGAAAATAACATTGTAAGACAAGTTCTTGTTATAGAACAAGCAGTAATTGATACTGGTTTGTTTGGAGATCCAAGTTCTTTCGTACAAACAAGTTATAACACACATGGTGGAGTACACAGTTTAGGTGGGACACCATTAAGAAAGAATTATGCTGGTATAGGATATACTTACGACTCTGGTCGTGACGCATTTATACCACCTAAACCATTCAATAGCTGGGTATTGAATGAAACTACATGTCAGTATGATGCACCAGTTGCAATGCCAACTGATGAAAAAATGTATACATGGGATGAAGATTCAACTAGTTGGATTGAAGTCACAGATCAATAACCCAAAAATAAGATAAATACAATATAAAGAGGAATAACCATGTCACTATTAAAAATTAAACCGTTTAGCATAGACCAAACTGACACATTCACGTTTGCAAATGCCAATGTCGCCGCAAATCTATTCACTGGTAATGCTAACTTAGGTAATTTAGCTACTGCTAATTTCTTTAGTGGCAACGGTAATGCACTGTTCAGCATTCAGGGCGCTAACGTATCAGGTCAAGTAGCTAACGCAACTGTTGCCGGTACTGTATATACAAATGCTCAACCTAATATAACAAGTGTTGGTAGCTTAAGTGGATTAATAGTTAGTAATGCTACTGGTATAGTTGACTTTACTACAACTGCAAACGTAACGTTAGGTGGTGTAGCAAATTTACATATTGCCGGTGGCACTGATGGTCAATTCTTAAAAACTAATGGTTCAGGTGTCTTAACTTGGAGCGCAGTGGCAGCAGGTACGGGTAACGCAAATATTGCGGGCGCAAATACTCAAATTTTCTTCAATAATGCTAATAATTCATCGTTGGGAGCAAGTGCTAATTTAACGTTTGACTCAACTACTAAAACATTAACGGTAGATTTAATTTCTGCTAATGGTTCCGGATTAACAGCATTAGCTGGTGCTAACGTTACTGGAACAGTAGCAAATGCAAATAACTCAGCATATCTTGGTGGTACTATAGCTTCTAGCTATTTACTAACTACAGGTACAGGTAGTTCTTTAACAGCAATTACAGGTGCAAATGTAACTGGTACTGTAAGTTCAGCAACAGTGGCAGCAAGTGCAAACTCGGTGACAGGTGGTAATGTATCAGGTCAAGTAGGTAATGCATTAATAGCCGGAACAGTATATACAAATGCTCAACCAAACATTACATCAGTTGGCACATTAAGTAGTTTAGATGTTACTGGTAATATTGCAAGTGGTAATGCAAATCTAGGTAATTTAGTTATAGCTAACTTCTTTAGTGGTAGTGGTGCTAATTTAACAAGCATTGCCGGTGCTAATGTCACTGGATTTGTTCCAAATGCAAATGTTGCAAATACTGCATTTGCTGTTACTGGTTCTAATGTATCAGGTCAAGTAGGTAATGCATTAATTGCGGGTACTGTCTATACAAACGCACAACCTAATATCACTTCAGTCGGAACATTAAGTAGTTTAAGTGTTACAGGTGATATTGGAGGAGCCAATCTAACATTAACTGGTAATTTAATCGTAGGCGGAACAACAACTTCGGTCAACTCAACCGTTACACGTGTGGTTGATCCAATATTCGAATTAGGTGGCGGTGCAAATGGTGCAGCATTAATCGGAGATGACAATAAAGACCGCGGTGTGTTATTGCATTACTATAGTGGCGGAGCCGCACTAGACGCATTCATGGGTTGGGATGATAGCAATGGTGAATTTGGTGTTGGTAGTAATGTATCTTTAACCGGTGAGGTAGTTACTTTCACTAGTTATGGTAATCTACGTGCTGATGTATATTTTGGTAACGGTAGTCAGTTAACCGGAGTTTCAGCTACATCATCTTTTAAAATAGCAAACGGTACAAGTAATGTAAATATTGCTACAGTTGATGGTAATGTAACAGTGGGGGTTGGTGGTACTGCCGGTGTCGTAACAATATCAACTACTGGAGTCAACATCGCAGGTTATGCAAACTTGGGTAGTGGTAATTTAATAACAACCGGCAACATAGAAGGTGGATATGTAATTGGTAATGGTAGTAGTTTAACCAGTCTGACTGGTGCTAATGTTACCGGACAAGTATCAAATGCATTAATATCAGGTACTGTTTACACTAATGCTCAACCAAATATTACGTCAGTTGGTACTCTAACCGGAGTTACTAGTACAGGTATTATTAACTTAACTGGTACAAGTAATGTTGCATTGGGTGCAATAAGCAATGTACATATCACCGGTGGTTCAGCAAACTACTTCTTAAAGACAGACGGATCGGGTGGACTAAGCTGGTCAGCATTACCTTCAACTACAATCAGCGTTGATACATACACCGGTGACGGTACTTGGACAATGCAAACATTGAGTTCTACTCCAGTTAATATCAACTATACACTAGTTGCAATTGGTGGTGTATTTCAACCAAGAGATGCATATGCTTTAACTGGTGCAGTTATCACGTTTGATGATCCTCCACCAAATGGTGCTATCGTTGAAATCACAATAATTAATGGTGGTACAGCCGGATCATTGGGTTATGTTTATCAAGGCATTAATTCAAGCACTACTGCAATTTCAGGTGTACGATATTTAATAGATACTACAGCCGCCGTAACACTAACATTACCAGCATCAGCAAGTTTAGGTGATGAAGTTGGCATCATAGATGCTACAGGTAATGCAGGTACACAAAACATTACTATTGCAAGAAACGGTGGGAATATTGAAGGTTCTGCAAGTAATTTAACTCTTACTGTAAACCGTTCTGCAATTACTTTAGTTTATTACAATAGTACACAAGGTTGGGTTAAAACGCAAAGATAATTTAATAAGTAGTTAACCACAATGGCATTAGAAAAAATAAGACCCAGAATAGTAGATGAGACCGGTAACTACACATTTAATAATGTAACAGCAACCGGAAACCTTGTCACCTTAAATGCTAATCTTGGTAATGTTGCACTTGCAAATTATGTAAAAACTGACAATCTATTATACGCTAATGGTGTTCCTTGGAATTTTGGAGGAGGCGGTGGCGGTGCAACAGTTGCAGGTACAAATACACAAGTACAATTTAATGACGGTGGTTCATTTGGTTCAAATGCAAATTTTGTATTTGATAAAAGCACAAATAGGTTAACAGTAGATAACATAACTGCTAACGGTGCGGCATTAACTAATCTAACTGGTGCAAATATATCTGGTACGGTAGCAAATGCAAACTTTGCAGCCTATGCAGGTAATATCACATTAGCCGCACAAAGTAATATAACAAGTCTAGGGACATTAACAAGTTTATCTGTTACTGGAAATATTTCTACTGGTAATGCTAATCTTGGTAATTTAGTAATAGCAAATTTCTTTAGTGGTAGCGGTAATAATTTAAGTAATATTCAAGCCAGTAATATAACAGGTGCAATAGCATATGCTACTACCGCTAACGCAGTAGCTGGTTCTAATGTATCCGGTGCAGTGTCATATGCCGCAACTGCTAATGCAGTAGCCGGCGGTAATGTAATGGGGCAGGTTGGTAATGCACTAGTTGCAGGTACAGTCTATACTGCGGCACAAACTAATATCACAAGCGTAGGCACGCTAACAAGCCTAACAGTTACCGGTAACATCACGGGCGGCAATGCTAATTTGGGTAACGCAGTAACTGCTAATTACTTTATCGGTAATGGTGCATTGTTAACAGGTGTAGATACATTAACTGTAGGTAATGCTGGATTTGCTGACGGTGCAAATTATATTTCAAATGGAACAAGTAATGTAAACACTCCAATAGCTAATGGTAATATTACAGTAAGTATAGGTGGTGTAGCAAACACAGTAGTATTCACATCAACTGGTATGAATGTCTCCGGTAATATCACTACTTCTGGTAGTGGTGGCAACCTATCTGGTGCAAACTATGTAATTGCTAATTACTTTACCGGTACATTAACAACAGCCGCACAACCCAATATTACGTCAGTTGGCACACTAACAAGTCTAATTGTTAGTGGTAATCTAACAGTATCAGGAACAACTACTACAGTTAATTCTACAACTACACGGGTAGTTGATCCAATATTTGAATTAGGTGGCGGAGCAAATGGCGCGGCATTGGCAGCAGATGACAACAAAGACCGCGGCTTATTGTTACACTATTACAGTGGAGCGGCGCCAGTTGACGCATTTATTGGATGGGATGATTCAAACGCAGAATTTGCATTTGGTAGCAATGTAGCAGTTACAAGTGAAGTTACAACATTCAATAGTTTAGGTAATGTACGTGCTAATTTCTTCTTGGGTAATGGTAGTCAGTTAACAGGTGTTTCAACAGCAATATCATTAGTTAATGGTAATAGTAACGTAGTAGTAGCCGCTAATAGTAATGTAACTATATCAGTAACAAGTGTAGCAAACGTAGTAACTGTAACTTCAACTGGTGTAAACATTGCAGGTTATGCTAACTTAGGTAGTGGTAATCTAATAACTACGGGTAATGTCAATGCCGGGTTTATAACAACTACAAGTAATATCAGTGTAGGTAGTAACTACTTCTTAGGTAATGGATTTTATTTAACGGGTATTGATGCTGCCGGACAACTTGCTAATGGTACTAGTAATATTAGAATACCAACAGCTGGTGCAAATATTACGTTCACAGTTAATGGCACAACAGCGGCTAATATAACAAGTACCGGCTTAGCATTATTAGGTACAGGTAACGTAACTGCCGGTAATGTATATGCAAATGCGGGTACAATTGGAGCAAGTGCATTAGTTGGCACACTAAGTACAGCAAATCAATATAATGTAACAAACGTAGGTACATTAGGTAACTTAGCAGTAACTAGCAACATAACATCTGGTAACGCTAACTTAGGTAACGCAGTCACTGCTAATTACTTTGTAGGTAATGGTAGTCAGTTGACTGGTTTGGGTGGTGCAGGATATATCTTTAATGGTACTAGCAATGTCTTTATTGCAACTAGCGGTGGTAATGTAAGTTTCACGGTTGGTGGAGCTACAAATGTTTTAACAGTTGTTTCAGCTGGTGCAAATATTGGTGGTTATGCAAACGTAACAGGAAATCTTTCAGTTGTTGGTAACATTACTAGTGGAAATGCTAATTTAGGTAATGCAGTAGTTGCTAATTACTTTACTGGTAACTTCTATGGTAATGCTAATACAGCAGGCACAGTAATAACTGCGGCTCAGCCAAACATTACTTCTGTTGGTACATTAACAAGTCTAGATGTTTCTGGAACTGCAAACTTAGGTACGGCTAGTAACGTTAAAATTGGTGGCGGTGCAGCCGATTATTTCTTAAAGACTGACGGTGGCGGTAATTTAAGTTGGGCAGTACCCGCAGGTGGCGGTGGTGGTGGCGGAACAAGTTTAACTTATACTTCAGCTACCGCACCACCAGCAAGCGGTAACATTTTAGGTGACCAATGGTTTAACACATCAGGTAATATATTATACGAATTCATCAGTGATGGTTCGGCAAGTTATTGGGTTGATGTATCAAGTCCTACAACATCTACATCTACTCCAACAACATTAGATTTAGCAAATGTGTCTATAGCAGGCGGTAGTAATGGTCAAGCAATAGTAAGTAATGGCGCAGGTGGATTAAGTTTTGCAAATATATTTTTAAATATTACTGCACCCATAAGTAATACCGCAATAGGAACACCCGGACAAATGGCATATAGTAGTGGTAATTTGTATGTGTGTGTGGCCACTAATACTTGGGCTAAATTTAGCGGAACAACAAGTTGGTGATTATAAATATAGAATAAGGTAAAAAATGGCATTTCCAAGTAGTCCAGCAAATAATCAAGTAGCGGTACAAAATGGTATCACATATACCTACAACAGTACTTATAGTTCTTGGACACGTAATCCTGCTACATTACCTACTTTAAGTGTATACATTGATACATTTACGGGTGATGGTATCTCAACAGCATTCACATTAAGTCTTACACCAGGTGGTGCAGACTTTATCAGTATTAATATTGACGGTGTAAGTCAGTTAAAGTCAGCATATACATTATCAACTAACATAGTAACATTTACTGGTATACCTGATGTTGGTTCAATTATTGAAATTAAGTCATGGAATGCGGCTACAGTTGGTGTGTTAACTGGATTAACATTTGATAGTTTTACTGGCGACGGCACTGACACTACATTTACATTAAGCACAAGCCCAACAAATAAAAACTATACACTAGTAACTGTTGGTGGTATCACACAAGAAAAAGTTAATTATAATGTAAGTGGAACAACACTAACATTTACTACAGCACCCCCAAACAATGCACCAATTGAAGTAATGACGTTTGGTCCTGCGGTTAATTCTGGAATAGTGGGCGGCATTAATTCACAAGTACAATACAATAACTCAGGTGCATTGAGTGGTAGTGCAAACTTGACATTCAATAATACTTCTAACACGTTAGCAGTAACAAATATAGAAGTTACTGGAGCAAATTTAGGCTCTGCTAGTAACTTAGTAATTACAGGTGGAACAAACGGGCAATTGCTATCTAGCAATGGTTCAGGTGGAGTAAGTTGGACTAGTATAACTTCAACTATTAATTCTAGAGCCTTAGTAATGGGAATAATATTCGGAGGATAATATGGCAATACCAAATTTACTAAACACATCATCAGTTTATGGGCAATGTACAGGGAAAATTTTGACAACTGGCAGTCAAGATATAATCACAAACACCACTAATCAAACTATTAAAATTAATACTTTTCTTGCTACTAATATTACTGCTAGCGCAGTAACAGTAACTATTGGTTATTATGAGAATTCAACGACAACTACATTTTATATGTTATACCAGACTCAAGTGCCTGGAAATGGTTCACTAGACGTTTTTAATAGACCATTCTATTTAAAAGAATCTGATAAAATTACTGCACTTGCTGGTGCGGGCACATCAATTCATGTAGTAGCTAGTTGGGAGTCATTAGCATAATGCGTAGAGTCAATGGAAGCGTAATAGGACCAAAGGTACAAACTTCGGCTTCAGGCGCCATTGGCATATGGTCTTTGGGAGAAATGGCTTTATTACAAGTTAGTGGTAATTGGCCCACACCAACATATTCTATTGATATAATTGCTGTAGGTGGAGGAGGCGGTGCCGGCGGCACTGATGGATCTACTTCCGGCGCGGGCGGCGGTGCCGGTAGCGCAGTTTATGGTACTATGACTGTATCAACATCACAAACATTAAGTGTTGTAGCTGGCGGGGGCGGTGGCGTAGGAGCATCAAGTACTACCGGTGGCGGCGGCTCAGCTGGAGCAAACGGCGGCGGCATTGGTGGTGGCGCTGGCGGATCCCCATCGTCAGGTGCTGGTGGCGGTGGCGGTGGATGGAGTGGAGTATACTCAGGAGCTACATATTACCTAGTTGCAGGCGGCGGTGGTGCCGCCGAAGGTACTGCAAATGATGTAGCAACACCCGGCGGAGGAAGTCAACCAAACGGAGCTAATGGAACTAGTTTAACAGGTGGAAACGGAACGCAATACTCAGGTGATGGTGGCGGAGGTGGTGGAGGTGGTGGCGGATATTACGGTGGATTAGGACAGTCTAACCTAGCAACAAGTGGCCAAGCATCAGGTGGCGGAAACTATGCAAATGGAACTTATGTTACTGGTTCAAGTTTAAACAACGGTGGTTCAGGTGCTTCACAACCCAGCGGTAGTAATCCCGGACTACCGCCATCTATATCATGGACTGGATATTCAAATGATGCCGGAAATGGTGGTAATGGCTCCGGAACTCCAACATCAGGAACAGCAGGTAAAGTAATTATTCGTTATCTTGGTGCTCAACGAGGTAGTGGTGGTACATATTCTTCTTCGGGTGGCTATTCATATCACACATTTACTGGAACTACTCCAGTGACATTTACAGCGTAAGGAAATATATGCCATTAACAAAATTAGAACCATACATGGTAGACACAACAGAAACGTTTACGTTTGCTAATACTACTGTAGGTAATATTATCGCTACAAACGTTACTTCATCGGGAACTGTATCAGCTAATACTGCAAATACAGTTACTGCATCTTCACAACCAACAATAACAAGTGTGGGTACATTAACTGGATTAGACATTGCAGGTACATTAACATACAATGCAGTAGTTGAACCATTAGTTTATAAGACCGGTGCTACAGGAACAGTAGTGCATGATGTGTCGCAGGCAGCTACTTTCTATCATGCTAGTATGTCTAGTAATTTTACTGCTAGTTTTTCAAATGTTTCAACAGTCGATGCTAGAATTACAACAGTTAGTTTGATATTATCACAAGGTGCAACGGCGTATGTACCAAATGCTAACGTAATCATTAATAGTAATTCACAGACTATAAAATGGTATGGAAATATAACTCCTTCGGGAACAGTAAACGGTACTGATGTTATAACATTTACCTTTATAAAAGCTAATAACAATTTCACTGCTTTTGGTCAATATGTATTTTTTATATAATTATGCCTAGACTAAATTCTTTCAATAGCGGGTCGTTCGGGATGACCTCCTCATATGCACAAAGCCAGTCATATGCTATTGGTGGAAACTCTGAATATTTTTCCACAGTCTCAAATATTCGTTATAGAGTCCATGTATTCACTACAATTGGAATTTCAACTTTTATTAATCCTAATCCTAAATTAACTTTTGATTACTTGATTGTTGCCGGCGGCGGAGGTGGCGGCTATTGTAATCAAGGCGACGGGGGAGCCGGTGGAGGTGGCGCTGGCGGTTTAATTTATGTAACGGGTGCAACAATTGGAGTTGGAACATATTCTATAGTTGTCGGTGATGGTGGTTCAGCAGCCA